TCTACATATCCGAATTGTTCCATGGAACGTTTTAGCTTTTCATATTCAACATCCCCAGGCTTTAAATCTTTACGGGGATTGTAATCAGCTGGTAAAAGTTCTGCCGTCTTCTTCTTTTGAATATCCATTACTTCTGCCCCCTTTTAATCACTCTGCCCATACCTTTTTTGGCACCATCAATATTCCCGGACATTGCCTGTCCTTTGATTGTGCGGTACTGCTGCAGTGTTAAGTTCTTTTTGTTTCCGTGTAGCGAATCTATAAATTTAGTTAATTCCACATTGTTATTCTGCATTAGTTTCCCCTCCTGGTTCTGAGCAGCCTCTCCATCACATCGTCCTGTGGTGTGTTGCCCGAAAATTCTACGGTACAGTTTTCCTTCACTAATTGAAAAATTTGATACCACGCTTGATTGACCTGTTTCATATATGACTGACTCATTGCTACATATGGGCTCTGGATTGCATTTCCTGTAGTTGGATGCTTTGCAAGGAATCCAAATTCTGATATACACGCTTCGCATTGAATCCATCTGCTAACCAACATCGCATACTGTTCTATCAGCTGACTGTTTACCACACGGTCACACCCCCTAGCTTTGAGCCAGGCAAAGGTTTCTTTGTACACTTCTTCCGCACAAAGACTTCCGCCATTCTTCTGTTTCGATTTCAGATAATCTTTTATCGGTGGCATATCAATGCCTTTCATAGGAGGCGTTTCTGGGAACTCTATCACCGTGGTAATTCCTTTGCCTGCAGAGACTTTCTCCGTCAAGGCTTTCTTCTTGGGACCACTCCTAGGTCTTGCTCCGCCTCTCGCTGTACCGTCCTTAGCCATACTATTTCACCTCGATTTTGATGGGTCCTATATACCCTGTTTGAATAGCGCTTTTTGTGCGTGTGACCCTGCAGCCGGTGTACAGATGATACAATTTAGAGATCTTTATCCCCCTAGGGTTCACGACCATCACTTTTAATGGTTGTGCCATCGATCTCCTCTTTCTGCATGTAGTCTTGCATGGCACGCTTTGCAAAGTGCAATGAGATTGCATCGTTCATGAGTTCCACCTTCCGACAAAGGTAACCTGTGGTGTATCTCTTCGGTCTTCACATACTTTCCATTCGTTAGGCACTGCTCACAAAAAGGATGTACCAATGCATAACTATCACGGATACGTTTCCATGCTCTCCCATATCTACGACGTACAGCAGGATCTCTGTCATACTTCTCGTAGCGTTGGTTCTCTACCTTCTGATGCTTCTCACAGAACCTTTCTTCGGTCAGCTCTGGACATCCGGTATAAGAACACGGTCGTTTCGGTTTCCTCGGCACATTGCTTCCTCCTTCCGGTATAAAGAAAGCCCTGCAGGTAGTATGATATGCTCCCCTTGTAGTAGACAGTTTAAATAATAAAAAACTGTTTATTACAAGGAGGAGCATTTTTTATGGGACAAAAATTTATTGTTTCTTATGAGGAGCGTATTGATGCTATAGAAAAGTACCTGCGTCATGAAGATTCATTAAATCATCTGGCTACGCTGCTTAGTGTCACAAATCCTGCTATTACCCAATGGTTAAATACGTATCAGTCTTTAGGACCGGAAGGATTAAGAGAGACCTCTAAGTGTATGCGGTATTCAGCAGCATTAAAGGAAGCAGCTGTTTTGGATTATTTATCCGGATGTGGTTCTTATATGGACCTAAGTAAAAAATATGGTATTAAATCAACTCGTCAACTACGCAAGTGGGTTTTGAAGTATAATAGTCATGAAGAATTAAAGACTTCCGGAACAGGGGGATTGCCAATCATGACTAAAGGGCGTAAAACAAATTATGATGAAAGAATTGAAATAGTTAAATACTGCATTGAACATCAGAATAATTATGCTGAGACTGCACAGAAATATCAGGTTTCCTATCAACAGGTTTATACATGGGCAACAAAATATGAAAAAGATGGAGTGGAGGCACTTCAGGATAGGCGTGGAAAAAGAAAATCAGAGGATGAAATGTCTGAACTCGAAAAACTTAGGGCTCAGAACAAGCTTCTTGAGGCAGAAAATAGAAGGAAACAGATGGAGATAGACTTTCTAAAAAAACTCGACGAGATCGAAAGGAGGCGATACTAAGCCAGGTTAGATATGAAACGACATATCTTGCTATCAAGGAGCTTAATGTTAAAATGGCTTACCCAATCATAGAATTATGCGTGATTGCTGGTATACAAAGGTCATCCTATTATAAATGGCTTAATCGTAAGGAAAACAGCAATGAAAAATTCAATAAGGAACTTATTCCGCTAATCAAGGATGCTTATGAGGATCGGAACGGTATTCTCGGATATCGCCAGATGACAATTAAGCTTAATCGGGAATATAACCTTCATATAAATGAAAAAAGAATATACAGACTAATGGGTGTTTTAAATCTGAAATCCGTATGTCGGAGAAAGAAAAAGAATTACATTAAATCCACACCGGAGATTACGGCTGAGAATGTTTTGGGCAGAAAATTCTATGCAGACGGGTTCGGTGAGAAATGGCTTACCGATGTGACGGAAATGAAGTACAGTATTGAAAGAAAGGCATATCTCAGTGCAATTCTGGACATGGGAGATAAAAGCATTGTATCCTTTGTTCTCGGACATTCAAACAACAATGAACTGGTATTTAAAACTTACGACATTGCACATAAAGATTTTCCTGAAGCAAAACCTATCTTTCATAGCGATAGAGGTTTCCAGTATACAACAAAAGCATTTAAGAAGAAACTGGATGATGCAGGCATGACCCAAAGTATGTCAAGAGTATCACGATGCATAGATAATGGACCGATGGAGGCATTCTGGGGTATGTTGAAGTCGGAGATGTATTATTTGAGGAAATTTAATTCATATGAAGAATTGGAAGCTTCAGTCATCGATTACATAGATTACTACAACAATCGCCGATATCAAAAGCGGCTCAACTGTATGGCACCAATTGAATACAGAAAGTATCTTATAAACATGGTGGCATAAAATACCGCCAATCAAATCTTAATGATTGGCGGTGCAAAATCTTTTATTTATTCCACTGTCTACTTGACAGGGAGCGGTTCAGTACCCACAAGGCTCGCAATTCATTATCCAGTTTTTCATATTATCATTATAACACCTTTAGCTGAGTAATGCGTCCACGATATTACTCATTACTTCCCAAACAGCAGAACAGCTAAATGTTGTACGGCACGGTTCTTCTTGTTGTACGCAGACGAACGCTCGATATTGAAATGATCGCAGATATCATAAACTGCTCTCGTCTGAAATTCATCATCGCAATAAAAGCTATCCAGCACATAACGTTCATCCTCCGACAGTTCTGCCCATGCAGGCTCGAACCAATTCATGTACTCCACAGCCTGGCGATATCGTTCCTTTAACACATCAATCTCCTCTATGCCTTTTAAGATACGTAACTCACCAGCTTGTGGATTAAGGTTGTGTGGCATTCCATCAAAACGGGGACTGCAGACACCGCTCATTTTATTATAAGCCGCTTTAATCTCATCATTTGTGTGGTCGATGATGAATTTCATACAGCTATAATCCTTTAGTGCATCTACTGCTGCGGAACGCTTATCTAAATACTTCCAAATAATGCTCATAGTGATTACCTCCGAAAATTATTAATTTCCCTCGGATTGACTCTGATTTTCTATAGATTGGCTTTTACAGCATCAATGAGTGCTGCTTGGGAGGTATTTTTCATTTCTAATGCTTTCATTATTTTCTCATCGATGGTACCTTTCGTAAAAATGTGTTGAATTACGACTGTTTTGGAATTCTGCCCTTGTCTCCAAAGACGGGCCACTGTCTGTTGATACAGTTCAAGTGACCATGTAATTCCAAACCACACCATAGTGGAACCACCGCTTTGAAGATTTAATCCGTGACCTGCAGATGCGGGATGTACCAACGCAACAGGAAGTTCGCCAGCATTCCATTTTCCAATGCTTTCATCAGTATCTACTTTCTGATAGGTAATTCCTAACCTGTCAAGTCTTTCTGTTATTCTACTGTAATCATGTTTATACCAGTAAACCACCATGATTGGATTGCCACATGCTGATTCAACAATATCCTCCAATGCATCCAGCTTTTTTTCATGAATGGAGATAATGGAACCATCATCTGCATACACAGCACCATTTGCCATCTGTGATAATTTATTGGAAAGAGATGCTGCATTAGCAGCTGTAATCTCGTTTTCCGACTGTTGTAACACCAGGTCATTCTTCATACCTTCATATAACTTCTTTTCCTTTTCATCTAGATAGACTGGGTATTCAACACTAATAAGTTCTGGCATCTCCAGGTGATCGGTAGCCTTCATAGAGATTGTGATGTCTGAAACCTTTTTATAAATTGCTTCCTCTGCATCCGGTAATAACTTATAAGAATAAACGATAGGGCCATTCATTCTATCTGGCTTGAAATAGTTGAGTCTGTACTGACTAATAAATCTGCCAAGCCTT